CAGGAGGGCAACATCGGCGTGATGAAGGCGGTGGACAAGTTCGAATACCGCCGCGGCTACAAGTTCTCAACCTACGCAACCTGGTGGATCCGGCAGGCTGTCACGCGGGCCATCGCGGACCAGGCCCGCACCATCCGCCTCCCGGTGCACATGATCGAGACCATCAACAAGCTCATTCGCACAGGCCGCCAGCTTGTGCAGAAGCTGGGCCGCGAGCCGTCCAGCGAAGAGATCGCCAAGCGCATGGACATTCCGGTGGCCAAGGTGCGCAAGGTGCTTAAGATCGCGCAGGACCCTATCTCGCTGGAAACGCCGATCGGCGAAGAGGAAGACTCCCACCTGGGCGACCTCATCGAGGACCGGCAGGCGGTTTCCCCCTCCGAGGCGGTCATCAGCGTGAACCTGAAGGAGTACACCTCGCAAGTGCTCCGCACTCTCACTCCGCGTGAGGAGCGGGTCATCAAGATGCGCTTCGGCCTCGAAGACGGCTCCGAGCACACCCTGAAAGAAGTCGGCCAGAGCTTCCATGTGACCCGCGAGCGCATCCGCCAGATCGAAGCCAAGGCCCTGCGTAAGCTGCAGCACCCGTCGCGCTCGCGCAATCTGAAGGCGTTTGTGGAAGGCGTGAAGGAAATGTAAGGGAATCCCCCAAAGTGGTGATCTACCTTAGCGTACGATTTTTTCCGTTTCGTGAGCTGACCCCGAACAGGCCGTTTCGCTCACTGAGCGCATTTGGCAACAACCGAGGATGATCGGCACTACTGAGCCTCTGGTTTCTTTCGAAGGAGTTCATCCATCCGGGCGACAACGGCGTTTATGGGGACCAATCGAAAGGTCAGCTGAAAGCTCTGCGAGACGAGGCTGACTCTACGGCTTAAGCACTTGGCGGGAAACGCTCTTCGCAACCTCCCAAAGGGTTCTTGCGTCGTCTGGTGAGATAGTGATTCCATGCGAGAGCTCTTTATGTGGATGAATGTAGTTCCGATATTCCATGAGCACGCCTCCAACGTCCTTTGTGGTGGGAGATATCCAACTGCGATTTGGCGGTGTCAAGGTCCGTTTTGGTGGCGGCGAGGTGTTCGTTTACTTCTCCGGTTTGCTTCTCCACACCTATCAATTTCTTTTGCGCTTCTCCTAACGCATCGTTGGCTCTTTGGGCCGATATCGCTGCGCCGCCAGCTTGTTCCGTTACGAGCGTAAGCAATTCATCGCTCTTACTCCTCAATTCGCTGGTCTTAGTGCGTAGTTGGCCATTTATGCTGGCGATCTCAACACCACACCAAAATTCGCCAGCAACACCCAGCACAACAAGTGCCGTGGCGATCATTTCTACCCAAAGTTTCGCTGTAGATGGACGATCAGGTGACCAATTTCCTCTCAAAGAGGCACACAACCCGCACACATGTGCGGCGAAATTCAGGTTTCACGGGACTGTGAAGGGTTGCCACTGATGAAGAAGTCTCAGTGGTCAGGCCCAGCGTGACATGGCGGGCATCGTATCGACTCAGAGCATTTCTTTCGGATTGGTACCAGCAAAATTGCTAAAGCCTAGTGCTTCCGAGGAGACCGGTCGTAGAACGGGACTGTCTATTGCGTGACGAAGGCAGCCATCTTCGCGTTCTGTTCAGCCCAGCTGAGCGGGACTTCGTCGAGTAATGCCGCCAGCGTCACCTCTGGCGCCTGCCTCCCTTTGACGATGGCCTCCACGATCTCTGGCGCCAGGAATGCGCTCGAGATGATCCGGCTGACGTAGCGCTCATTGAGGCCGGTAGCTGCAGCAATCGCCCGCTGATCTTTGTATTGTCCAGCAACGATCTGCCGCACCCATTCATGCGCACGGCTGATGGCCTTGATCAATGCTGGCACGGCATTGTCAGGAGCCTGATCCGCTGACGACGATGGAATGACCAGCCGCATTTCGCCGCCGCAACGCTTCAGTCTCGTCTCGATCGTCAGGACGATTGGCTGGTGGTTAAGGTCATTCATCGCATCCTGCGTCTGAGGATCTGTACCGTCGGCCCCGAGAAGCTGCGCGCGCAATTTGGCCCTGTTGATTTGGATTTCGGCCGATCTTTGATGAACCAAGATCCGAGCCACGATCGTCTCCAGCATCTCGCTGAGACTCGAGGGTGAAATCCCTTCCAAACGCTTTGCGTACCCGACAGCAGACTCAATCAGCGTTTGGGTGGTCGCCAGATCATCGTCAGCATCGGCGAGAGCGCTGACCACCTGGTCCGCAGAGGAGAAGAAGCTCTTGAGCTCGTTTAGGACCACTTTTTCTATCTCTCGCGCCGGAATTCTGCCCGGCTGGACCGACGGCGAGGCTGCGTCTTCGATGACCCTCTGAGAAACGTAATAGCGGTACCGCTTACCGCGTTTGACCGCGTGAGACGGAGTGAAGCGGTTCCCGTCTTCGTCGAAGAGCAACCCGCGCAGAAGACTCGGGGCGTTGGCGTTGGTACCGTGGCGGCGGGCACGAGCGTTTTCGCTCATCAGGATTCGCACTTTCTCCCACAGCTCTCGATCGACAACCGGCGAGTGCTCTCCTGGATACGATTTTCCCTTGTGCGGGATCTCGCCCAAATAGATCCGGTTCTGCAGGATCTTGTAGAGGGCGCCCCGGGAGTATGCCGCTCCGCCCGAGCTGTTGCCCGAGCGACTGACCCGAATCTTGCTTTTTACGCCGCGTTTGTCGAGATGTGCCTTCAGCTTCTTCACGCAGTTGAATTCGAGATAAAGCCGGAAGATCTCGCGGACCTGTTCGGCTTCCTTTTCATTGAGGATCAGGTGGCGGTCTTTGAGGTCATAGCCGAGCGGTACCATCCCGCCCATCCACATCCCTTTTTGCTTGGATGCGGCAATCTTGTCGCGAATGCGTTCTCCCGTCACTTCCCGCTCGAACTGGGCAAAGGAGAGCAAGACATTGAGGGTCAGCCGGCCCATCGAAGAGGTGGTGTTGAACTGCTGGGTTACGGAGACGAAGCTTACGCCGCGAGCATCAAAGACTTCAATGATCTTGGCGAAGTCGGCCAGGCTGCGTGTCAGCCGGTCCACCTTATAGACAACAACCGTGTCGACCTTCTTGGCTTCGATGTCTGCCAGGAGGCGCTTGAGGCCGGGGCGCCCCATTGAGCCACCTGAATAGCCTCCATCATCGTACTGGGTGTCGATAGCGCGCCAGCCCTCCTGGCGCTGGCTGAGGATGTAGGCCTGGCAGGCTTCGCGCTGGGCATCGAGCGAGTTGAAAGACTGCTCAAGCCCCTCCTCGGAGGATTTGCGGGTATAGATCGCACAGCGAATGGAGCGTTTCTCGAAGGTGCTCATGAGCGGTGCCCCTTGAGACCGAAGAACAGCGGCCCTGACCAACGGGTGCCGGTGATCAGCCGGGCGATCGCGGAGAGGCTCTTGTAGCGTTCTCCGTTGTATTCGAAGCCAACCTCGCCTACGGTGACGTGGTGCGTCTGACCCTTCCACTGGCGAATCAGCCTCGTTCCCGGCTTGATCCGCAGCGGACCCGCACACTGCGCGCCGGTATTCTTAGGATCCCGGTTAAAGCCCGCGGCCAGTTCCCGAAGCCGGCGCTTGACCCCCGGCTTCAGACCGCCATAGGCCTGCTCCTGCAGCTTGTAGGCGAGCAACGGCACCAGGAGCTGCTTACGAATGTGGGGTGGCGGGGCCTCTTTCAGGACCCCCCGCCACTTGGCCTGCAATTGGGCCAGATTCATCTTCGGAAGTGCTGCAATCTCGACCTCGAGCGTATCGGACACCTGCGAACCTCCTCTCCGGTGTCCACATTTCCGCTCTGTTGGGGCTGGAAGTCAAGTACTTAATTGGCCATAAATGCTTGAATAATCAGGCATAGAGCGACCGATCGGTTAGCCGCTCGCCGGGGACAAAAAGTCAAGCAAACTTTGGGCAAAGGGAGAAAAAATGCTGGCAACTGCGTGCAGTTGCCAGCTTCCATAAGTCCCCGGACACTCAATATCCCAAGTAGCGCCAATAAATAGGATTGCGCGTAATTGGATAGCCGGACTGTATCGGTGTGTATGGGGTTCTGGTATGTCGATAGGCGTGATTGGTCAAATAATCCAGTGCCTGCGAGGTTGAATCCACTTGATCATCATGCTTAGTTCCGGGAAAGCCCGTAATCTCCTGCACATACTCGTCGAGCCATGGAGCCTGCTTAGGCAAGTACACACTGCCTTTTTCAAATTTGATTGACTGTGCAGCCAGACGCATCAGTTTGTCGCAGCCTTGCTTGGGGTTGTAGGCCTCCAGGCACCAGATGTATTCAGACTTGAGCTCCTGCAGCATCGATGTGCCCGATCCCCTGTCTTCAATCAGAAGCTTATCCAAATTATATTTCGTGATGAGATCAAGAATTGCACGTTTCAGATCAGGGAAATTTAGCCGCTTGCGGAAGACGTCAAGCAAATAGAAGTTCCCATCAAAAGTTCCCCAGGTCGTGCAGACACTGTAGTCGTTGAACTCGCCGCCCTTATTTGCCGTGTCCCAGCTTTGCAGAGTGTAATCCATTTTTTGCGGCGTGGTTTCATAGTAGCGAATCCACTCCCGCTTGATCACGCCACCCTCACGCGATGCGGGGCTTTGTTGGTATTGGCTTTGAAAGTTGTATTCGCCAACAGCCTCGCGGATATTTCGGTAGATTTCGATAGAGTCGCGCTCCGGATGCAAGGCCTCCCCGGTCTTGCGTATGAAGGTACGATTTCCCAACGGGCTTTCGATCAAACTGCTCTCGTCCTGCTCGGCGATGGCAGGGAGCGATAGCATATCCCAGTGTTCGCGATCCGTTACCTCGCCAACGAGGTCCCCCTGGTGCAATCGCTGCATCACAATGATGATCACGCCGTTCTCTTTGCTGTTCAGCCTGCTTAAGAGCGTATTGAAGTACCAGTCGTTGGCGGCCTTGCGTCGTATCTCTGAGAGGGCGTCGTCCGGTTTTAGAATGTCATCGATGATGATCACATCCGCGCCGCGGCCGGTCAGCACTCCGTTAACCGACGTTGACATGCGAAATCCCTGAGATGTCGTCAAGAATTCATTCACCGATTGTTTGTCTGGTGATAGAACCGTCCCGGGAAAGAGACGGCGATAGAACGAACTGTTCATCAGGGTTCGGCAATCTCTCGCATGTTTGTCGGCCAGATCCTGTCCGTAGCTCACACAGATAATTTGCTTCGAAGGATCATGCCCGAGCAGCCACGCGGGGAAGGCGACGCTGGCGGCGTGCGACTTCAAGGTGCGTGGAGGCAGATTGATGATCTGCCGTTTCGTTTTACCAGTTCGGCATTTTTCCAGGGTTGAAGCGAGCAGTTCAATGTATGGGCTGGCCATGAAGGTGGCTTGCGGGTTGAGCTCTAAGAAGGAGCGTTCGATGAAGCTCGTCAGGTCATTCCGGAGGATGACCTGATATTCGTCTGCAGAAAATCCTATTGAAGCACTCATTACGATTCCTTTCTTTCTGTTTCTGGGCTGGTGGATGTGGCGTCGGTGCTTATCTGTGCCATACGGCGCAGCATGTTTTGCATGACCTGTTGGTCCATCTCGTGCGAAGTGAGTGGCGACACTCCGGAATTGGTGGCCTCTTCTGAAGTTCGGACCAGGGAGAAGAGTTCGCGCTGCGAGCGAAGATCCCCCTGGGCTGCTTTGTTCGTCAGTTGCATCGTAGCGGCTTCCAACTTGGTTACCTTCCGACTTCCGTGTGGGCCATTTACGCGCACAAGTTGCCGGCTTTCCCGCAGCACGACGGTGGCAAGATTTTTGGACCCTTTGGGTCGGCCCTTTGGGTTTCCAGAGCTGCCCTTCTCGAATTGGCCGCTTTTCGGCGGCTTGGCGTAGCCAACCTCATACGGAAGTTCGTTTTTAGACATGGGCTTTCTCCTTCAACGCAGCGACTTCGTTAAAGCGTTTGCCGCTCTCTGCGTGGATTGCGTGTGAGCCTGTATCGCGTTGCCATCGTCTGATGGCGGTATCTACATAGACCGGCTCAATTTCGGTCCCATAACAGATCCGCCCGGTCCGCTGCGCTGCCATCAAGGTGGAGCCTGATCCCAAGAACGAGTCCAGAACCAGATTTCCTGGAGCCGAGCAGTCCAGGATGGCGTCGGCTACAAGTGCCACTGGCTTCACTGTGGGGTGCAGGGCGAGGAGGTTTCCTTCATCGCTCTGCTGTTGGGAGAGACCGCGCACAGCTGGGTACTCCCAGACATTGGTCCGGTAACGGCCATACTTGCCAAGCTGAATATTATTGCGGCTGCGGGACTTGCCGTTACGAAAAACAAATACAAATTCATGGCGTGAGCGGTAGAAGGACCCCTGGCCTCCGATATTCTTCGCCCAGACGCAAAGGTTGAGGAGGGTGTCATAGGCCTGCCCGCCAGCTGCGAGCATCTCCCGCAGGTGCCTCCAGTCCATGCAGATAAAGTGGACAGATCCGGAGATGGTGTACCGGGCTAGCAGGCCGAGGCTGTCAGTCAAGAACTTCGTAAACTGCGCCTCATCCATTTCGCCTGAAGCCATCATGAAGTCTTCGTGCTTTACAGCGCCCTTCCCACTCACATTTCCTTCAATAACGATGTTGTACGGGGGATCCACGAAGACCATGTGCGCTTTACGGCTACCCATCAGAACTGAAAAGGAACTATTTTCAAGCGCACTACCACAAAGGATTTTGTGCTTGTCCAACAACCACAGGTCGCCTAGCTTGGTGACAGCCGTGCCAGTGTTTGTCGGCTCTATGAAGTCATCTGGATCATCCTGCGCCGCCTCCTGCTGAATCAGATCAATCTCTGGAACTTCAAATCCTGTGACGGTAACGTCGAAGTCAGCGCCGTCGAGCGTCAACAAATTTTGCAATTCGATGGCGAGGATGGACTTGTCCCAGCCGGCGTTCTCGGCCAATTTGTTGTCGGCAATGATGTATGCCCGAATCTGGTCATCCGTCAACCGGTCGAGCCGAATCGTCGGCACCTCCGTCATGCCGAGCAGCTTCGCCGCCTCAACCCGCCCGTGGCCGGCAACTATTTGGTTGTTGACATCAATCAGGATCGGGTTTGTAAAGCCGAACGCCCGCATGCTTTCGGCGATCTGCCGGATTTGGTGTTTGCTATGAGTTCGTGCATTGTGAGGATTCGGCTCGAGCCGCGCGATCGGCTGGTAAGCAATGAACCGTTGTTCGAGGCACATGGATTTGCCCTCCTTTAGTTATAAAAGTACAAGAAAATTGCTCTACAATGTTGTAGAATATATGTAGAGCACAATGCCAAAGCTCCAAGCAGCCGTTGGAGCCCCAGATGTGCGAATGGAGAGGTGGCCAGCGGGTGACAAGATCGGCCAAAAACACAACTATCCAGAAGAGTGATCTACCACTGCATATCGGCTACCAATGGGGAGAACCGCCAAACGGCGAAAGCCATTTCCTCGTAAATCGAATTGGGGCAGACCTGGAAATCACGGCGGCCATGCCGGAGTACTTGTCACAGAGCCTCTCTTGTGATCTGGTCCGTCAGTATGAGCTTGCGCGCAAGGATCGATCAGTCGGTAAACAGAGAACGGGAAAGGACTCGCCACACATCCGCTTCGCAAATGCAGATAGCGACGAGGAACTCATGGATTTCGTACGCAGATTCGGCCCGATGGTCTCCAAGACTTGGGAGATTCTGCCATTAGCTCCCTCGCCCGGCCCATGGATTGCCGGTGATCCGCCACACCAGATTTTGATGAGGGCCAGGCAAGATTTCGAGAAGTTAAGAAGAGAGCAACGAATCTACAAAGCGGCGTTAGGCTTGGTTGCGGAGTTGGCAAAGAAGGATGATGAGTTTGATTTCAATGACGCCAAGAAGATGATTTGCGAAATTGCGCGCGATATCCAGGACTGGCCATGGCAGTGGAATCGAGAAAAGAAGGAGCGCGCGAAAAACCCTCTCTGGAGAGTCCGAGGGGATTCGATTCGACGAATCGCGGCACTTGCTAAATCCGGGCCCGACCTATTGCTGCCCCCACAAGTTGATGCTCGAATCGTCCTTTGCGAACTCGTGAACGTGTTCCCTTCGCTTGCTTTCCCTAACCCTACAGAAATGCACTCTTACATCCGCTTCGGAATTCGACCCTTACTGTACAGCCTACTCAGGCGGGAATTTCTTCAACCTCGTGACGTTGAAATCTGTGCCAATACGCAGTGCCGGGATTTCTTCGAGGTTGAGCGCGCTGGACAGCGATACTGCAATGACCAGTGCTCCCGCAGCCAGCGCCAACGAGATTACTGGCAGAGCCGTGGCAAGAAAGCTCGAAAGAAAAGATTGACCACCCGAAGCAAAGGCCGAAATCTCAAACCTCGTGCTGCCAAGTTTCCCGATGCGGGCTAGGTGGGCATTATTCTGGATTCACCATGCGTGGCGGTTTGTGCGTCAGTCAACGCGGAATGTTCTCTCCGACTGGTTTGGCGTCGAGTTTGAGGAGATGCCGCGGTTTGCGCCCAGCTTCAACGTTGCGCCGCAGAGCGTTCAGCCGGTGGTGCGATTGGACCGCGACAGAGGCAACTGCGAGTTCGCACTCTTGCGCTGGGGCCTCGTGCCTTTCTGGGCAAAGGACGCCAAGATGGTCTTCTCAACGATCAACGCACGCGTTCAGGAAGCTGCAAAGAAACCTGCCTTCCGTGAGGCGTTGAAGAAGCGGCGCTGCCTGTGCCGGCGGTTGCCTTCTATGAGTGGCAGCGGATGGATGCCAAGTCAAAGAGACCATTTGCCATTGCACTCACCAGCGGCGAGCCTTCTGCTTTTGCGTTTGGCAAGTTGTTCTGGCCCACTTCGGCCGTTTAATCTGGCCCACCCCCTGGAGCGTTGTGTTTAAGAGGGTAGTGTTCGGTTCTGCTGGAGCGTAGCCCGTAGGCGAAGCGGAAGCAGAACCGAACGGCGACGCCTCAGGGATCAGGTTTTCCGCTTCTTCCCCAGCGTTCGTCGGAAGCGGTACGACTCTGCGCCGGTCTCGATGATGTGGGCTTGGTCGGTGAGCCGGTCGAGCACCGCCTTGCACAGCCGGGCATTGGTGAAGACCTGTGGCCACTCGGAGAACGGCAGGTTGGTGGTCACGATCACGGCAGCCTTTTCAGCTCGATCGGCGATCACCTGGAAGAGCAACTCGGCTGCCACCTCAGCCAGTGGGACATAGCCTAGTTCATCGATCACGATCAGTTCCACGTTGGCCCAGCGTGCCAGCATACGTGTGAGACTCTGGTCGCGCTGTGCTTCTACCAGTTGGTTGACCAGCGCAGCCGCGGTGGTGAAGCGGACGCGTTTCCGCTGTCGGCAGGCGGCGATGGCCAAGCCGGTTGCCAGATGCGTTTTTCCTGTTCCGGGTTCGCCGACCAGAAGCACTGGCTCAGCCCGTTCCAGATAGCCGCCTTCGGCCAGGGCGCGGATGCGCGAGGCCGGGATGTGCGGCGACTGCGCGAAATCAAACTCCTCCAGAGTCTTGATCCGCGGCAGGTGCGCATCCTTGAGGCGCAGTTCGATCGAACGCCGTTCGCGATCCTCGACCTCGGCCTGAAGCAGCGCTTCGAGATAGCGAAGATGTGAGTGGTTCTGCTGGCGGGCTTCCTCGGCCAACGATGCGAACTGCCCTCCGATCGAAGACAGACGCAGAGTCTTGCAGTGCTGACTGATGCTGGCGGTTTCCATGCTCATGCCTGCACCTCGTTCATCCCGATCGAGAGCAACTGGTTGTACTCGATCATGGTCGGCAACGGCCGTTCGTATGCGGCCAGCACGCCAATCTCGACGGTCTGCTGAACGGCATGTTGCAGTTGATCGGTCATCAACAGATGACGGATCGCGGCCACATCCGTGCAGCCCAGTTCCAGCGCCTCGACGACACTGGCTTCCAGCTTGGCGTGGCCGAACTCGCAGCCCATGCGGATCACCGCCACCATGGCCCGTGCGCCCGCTTGGCGGCCCTGCTTACCGATCATCAGCTCCCAGAGTCGGTCATAACTGGCCGGCCATCGTCCCTGCGCACGCCACTCGGCCAACGGCTTCGATCCGCGCAACGCGCCAGGCTTGCGTTCCAGCACGTCGAGATAGTGTTCCAGATCGAGGATCTTCCGCGAACGTTCATAGCTACGCTCATGTTGCGCGATCCGCACGCCGTCCTGCCGGAACTCAACCACGCTGGAGTAGACGCGAGCTTCGATTACCGAGCCCGGCTTCAGCGGCACGGAGTAGAAGTTGGTGCGCACCTTGGCGCAGCCTGCCTGATCGACACGCGGGAAGCTGACTTCGGCTAATTCGAAGTCTTCAGCAGAAAGCGGCAGAAGGTGCTCCTTCTCGGTGAGCAACAGCGTGCCGACGCTCTGGGTGCGGCCTGCCAGGATGCGGCTCTCATCGAGTCGGCAGTCCGCCAGCAGCTTGGCGTTCAACTCGGCAAGGTCGCTGGCCGCCGGTACGGGAACCCAGTGGTTACGGCGGAAATAGCCCGCTTCACCTTCCACGCCGCCCTTCTCATGGCCCTCACCGGGAGTGCAAAAGCTGGCCTCGTACTGCCAGTGCGAGCGAAAGGCGATGAAACGGGCCGTCAGTTCCCGCTCCTGGCCGCGCAGGACCTTCTTCACGGCACTGGAAAGGTTATCGTAGCGGAGCCTTCGGAAAACGCCTCCAAAATAATGGAATGCCAGCTCGTGGGCTTCCAGAAAAGCCTGCTGCGTGGCTCGCAGATACGCCCGATGATAGGCCGCACCGCTGGCCATCGAACGCATCGTGAACACCTGCAACTTGACCCGCTCGCCATCCAGATCGGCATATGCTTCGTACCAATCCACCTGGGCTTCAACGCCCCACTCGTAGCTCTGCGGCACGAACGTCTCGCGGCGCCCGAAGCCCAACTCCTGCTTGCGCAGCTCCACGTAGTGGCGCACTGTGCGCTCCGCCGCAGTGCATCCAGGCACCTCGCAGCGAATGCGCTCCCAGATGCGCTTGGCTGTATGGCGCTGCTTGCGCGGAGCCTTGCGATCGGCTTCCAGAACCGCGTCGATAAACGCTGCAGCCGGTTCGATCTTCACATGAGGCCGCTCGGTCTTCTTCCGCCGCGCCGGGATAGCACTGCGCACCGCATCCCGAACCATGCGCCGATGCACACCCAGCTTCCGCGCAACACCGATAATCGAACCCGCCCCAAACTCATACTCCCGGCGAATCTGCTCGTATAACTCCACCTTGGCTCTCCAGTCCAACTCCCGCCTCCAGACCAAGCAAATGCTCTGTCCAGACTAGGGGTTCGTTCGGTCCATAGGGTGGGCCAAAACAAACGGCCGAAGTGGGCCACTTCAGAATGCCAAAATCA